CGGGGCAGAACTTGACATCGTCCGGGACTACAGCGTCGCAGGCGCCGCAGCGGCTACGGCTACTTGTGATACCGTATACGCCGCGAATGCATCCATAGACCGGGTAAATTTTCAGCTTTACCGGCTTAGTCTCTGCCATATCAATCACCCAGCAGCGCCTGGCTGATACGGCCGGCCAGCTCCGTATTTATGGACGGCGCCCGCCCGCTGCTTGTGCCGGTACGGATACGGCCAGTGCTGCTGCGGATCTGATCGTCCATGTCACCGGGGATGTTATTGGCTGCGGCTGTCTTTCGGATCTGGGAGTCGAGGTTATCGGGGTTGAGATATCCGGAGCCTCGGCCGCCTTTTCTCCGGATCGCATCGTTTATGCTGCCGTTATTTTCTCCGGGTCTCCGCAAACTGCAGGACGCCTTGACAGAAGTCCGGCCGGCCTCGTCTGCGAGCTGTCTGATAAAATCAGCCATTATTTACCCTCCGTTCTCCGGATCGCCTCGGCTGCATAAGAGGCCGCACGGTGCACGGCGTCGTTGTAATCGGGATTGTCGATGGCGTCCAGGATCTTCTTGTTAAAGATCTTGCCGCTCTCTACGAGATAAGTCCAGTTCGCCTGCTTGTTTTCAGAAATGCGAGTGTAGCCCTCGTCCTCACTGCCTCCAGCTGCGTACAGTTTGGCGGCTGCTGCACGGGCCTCAGAGTGAACGGCCTGCAGCTTTTCCAGGAGTGCCAAGGCGCTGGAGTACAGCTTCTGGATGTCTTCGATAAAAGCCAGAGTGGCCCGGCCCTGTTCGGCCTCGATCTGATCCCTCAGCTGGCCAAAATCAGCCAGGGGGAAGTCGCACTGCTTCTGGATCATGGCCAGGCGCTCCTGGGCGTACTTGATGCCGGCTGCAGCGTCGGTGCGGTCTTTATCGGCCTTCTTCCAGGTGGCCTGATCATCTGCAGCAACGGCTGCGGCTGCTTTAGCCTCGGCCTCGGCCTTCTTTTTGGTCTCCTGCTGCAGATGATCCTCGGCGGCCTGCAGCTTTGCCTGGTAGTCGGCCTGGAAGGCCTCGACGGTCTGGGTGACATTCTTGAATACTTCGTTTTTCATGGTAAATTTCCTTTCTGTTATTTTTAGCCGGTTAGATCTCCGGCTGGTTTCCTCTTGCGTCCAGCTTCCGCTGCGCTGCCTCGTGTTCTAACTGGGCGGTTTCATAGTGGTAATTGCTCTTTTTGACACCTGCAGAATACAGTGCTGCTTTCAGCTTCCGGAGCTTCTCCGCTGCCTCGTCGAACTCAGGGCTGAACGGGTCCAGCTCGTAGGCCATCTGGTGCTCCAGGCGCTTGATCCTCAGCTGCTGAATCCGGATGTCGGACTCCATTTGCCGCTCTTTCTCGTATCTCTCGATCAAATTACTCATGTTTTGCTTTTCCTTTCTTCTCACTTTCGCCCCATACCCACGCACAAATGGGTGAGTAAAGCGAAAAGTATTTATATTCCTTGGTTTTTGCTTTCTTCTCACCTGGGTGAGTAAGTGGCCTGTTACGCTCTCTTACTCACCCAAATGCAAAATAAGTAAAAGTGCGGATATATAAGGGCTTTTTTACTTATTTACCCATTTGCATCTGGGCATAGGACAGTAAACCATTTTTTATCCTTGCCAAATCCCGTCGCCACGGCCTTGATCTTGCCCTCTTTCGTGAGCTCAGACTTTGCCCTGGCCGCCGTGTTCTTAGAGACGCCGGCCTGTTTCAGTAAGGCGTCGAGGTCTGCCGTCTCCATGCGGCCAGGCTCGACGGTTGCGTCGTCCATGTCGTCAGGGAAGCTGATGTTTTCCAGATAATGAAGGATCAGATCCTTGGCGTCTGCTCGCTGCGGCTGCGCTTTTCCGCTGTACTGGGCCTTCAAAACATAGTCCCGATCCGTGAGCTCGCTCGTGCCTCTGAAGGTGGCCACTTCATCGTCCAGGGTAAAGAGAACGGTGTCATTGTGCCGGCCATAATTAGCTTTTTCGTGGGCCATGTAGCGCTGCCCGTTTTCTCCGGCATCGCCTACAATGAGGACGCTGCGG